GTAGTAGACCTTGGTACTATTGCTACTAATGGTTCTAAGATTCCAGTAGGTGCTTATGACCTTGCGAATGACGGAGGTGATTTTCATCAGTTTAAAACTTCGTCCGAATCTACAAATACAGGATCTTCTTCTTCTAAATCTACTTCTCTTTATCCTCGGCATCCTGACTCTATATCTGTTCCCGGTCAAGCTAACCTTTGGGCTGTTCTTGGAGAATCTCCGGACTTAAATTTAAAATTCTCCGTTCTTGCTCTTCGTCAAGCGGAAGCTCTTCAGAAATGGAAAGAGATTACTCAATCTGTTGATGCTAATTATCGTGATCAAATTAAGGCTCATTTTGGAGTGAATGTTCCCCAGTCTGAATCTCATATGGCTAAGTATATCGGAGGTATTGCTCGTAATCTTGACATATCTGAGGTTGTTAATAATTATCTTCCGGGAGATGATTATCCTATTTCGGGTGCGACTTCTGAAGCTTATATATATGGCAAAGGTGTAGGTTCTGGCCAAGGCTCTATGACCTTTAATACTGGTTCAGGATACTATATTCTTATGTGTATATATCATGCTGTTCCTTTATTGGATTATGCTATTAGTGGTCCTGACGGTCAGCGCCTTGTGACTTCTGTAGAAGACCTTCCTATTCCTGAATTTGATAGCATTGGTATGGAATCAGTTCCTGCTGTTGAGCTTATGAATTCATCTTTATATTCTAATGTGAATTCTGCGGATAAGATTTTAGGTTATAATCCTCGTTATTATAATTGGAAGACTAAGATTGACCGTGTTCACGGTGCCTTTACTACTACTCTTAAAGATTGGGTTGCTCCTATTGATGATTCGTTTTTGTATTCTTTATTTGGTGGTAACCTCTCTACGTATAAAGGTGTTACTTGGCCTTTCTTTAAAGTGAATCCGAATACTCTTGATGATATTTTTTCGGTTAAAGTTGATTCTACATGGAATACTGATCAACTTTTAGTGAATTGTAATGTTGGTTGTTATGTAACTCGCCCATTGTCTGCTGACGGTGTGCCTTATTGATTAAGTTATGGAAAGAAAAGAAGAACATAAATCTTGTGTTTGTTTTGGTCCCGGTTATCGTAGCCGTAAACGTGAATCTATTCGTGAGATTTGCTTGTGTCCTATTTGCGCTTCTTCTGAGCCTGATATTGTACTAGAGGAATTACCTACTGAATCTTTTCGTTTTGAAAAAAATGGAACTGAAGAAGATGAGTATATTCGTATTCGTTCTGATGTAAGTATGCTTCTTCATGCTGCGGATATGGCGAAGAAGTATGGTACTGGTTTTGTTCAATCTATGATTGATATGCGCCGGCCTAAATCTAGTGCTCTTCAATCTCGAATGGATCAGATGTCCGACGCTCAGATTTTAGATACTATTAAGTCTCGTCATCTTCAATCTCCCTCTGAGTTGATTGCGTGGAGTGAATACCTTGTAGAACAGGCTAAGGATATTGAACAAGAAGCTGAACGTCTTGCTATTGAAAAAGAAGCTGCTGCTGCTTCTTCTTCTTCTTCTGTTGATCCTCAATCCAATACATCTAGTACTGAATAGCTATGGGACTTCTTGATTTTATTCCTGTTATTGGTGATGTTGCTTCTGCTGTTGGTAATATTGTTTCTACAAATAAAACCAATAAGAACAATATGGCTATTAATCAGATGAACAATGAATTTAATGCTGCCGAAGCCGAAAAGGCTCGGCAGTTTCAGTTGGATATGTGGAATCGTACTAATGAATATAATTCTGCCTCTGCTCAGCGTTCCCGCTTGGAAGAAGCTGGATTGAATCCTTATTTGATGATGAATGGAGGAAGTGCTGGTACGGCTCAATCTTCTAGTAGTACCTCTCCTGCTTCTGCTGCACCTCCTCTTGCTATGCAACGTCAGGATTTCTCCGGTCTTTCCAATACTCTTTCTTCGGCTCTTCAAATCGCAAATCAAACCAAGGAAACGAATGCTAATATTCAGACTCTTCAAAGTCAAAAATCTTTGTATGATGCACAGGCTAATAGTATTCTTTCTAATGTTGATTGGTGGAAATTAGGTCCTGAGTATAAAAAATGGTCTCAAATAACCGGTCTTGCTCGTGCTGGTCTTCAGTTTCAGACTGACCGTCAAAATCTTCGTAATATGCAATGGTCCGGTAATCTTGTTCAAGCGCAGCATCTTGGAGTTTTGTTGGATAATCAGTCTAAGCAGATTCTTAATAAATATCTTGATGAGGGTCAACGACTTCAACTTGATTTAATGGCTGCTCAATACTACGATGCTATGGCATCAGGTCATTTGAAGTATCAGGAAGCTAAATCTGAGATTGTTAAACGTTTAGTTATGGCTGCTGAGGCTAAAGGATTACAGATAAATAATAAAGTTGCTGAGGATACCGCTGAGTCTTATATTAAAGCTCTTAACGCGGAGTATGCGGCCTCTTATGATATCAATTCTCCATTTACTGAAGGAGATGAAAAATATGTACCTGCATCTGTATTGAAATCTCGTATGGATGCTTTAAATACTCAATGGCAATTTGATAAACGTTATTGGACTGAAGGCCTTAATGCACTTGGTGTTGCTGGTAATGCTATTGGAAATGTTGGTAATCTTCGAAAACGTCCGGCTCCTAATACTTATATCTATGGTAATCGTACATATAATCGTTATTGATAGTCGGCAAGGCCTCCGTGGCCTGAACGGACCCCAGGTATCGGACGTGGTAACGTCCCTTAACGACTAGTACCTTGATATCGGCGAAGCCGCACACCACGCACGAAGTGTGGGTGCAGCTTTGTCCTTATCCTGTTCCATTAACATGCTGCACTTTACTACTCCTCTGTCCTTCACCCCTATATACCCCTTAAAAAAAATTTATACTGGCGAAAGCCTATTTCATTTATCCCGTAAGGGTTTTCGGTTAATCTCCACCGAAAACTCTTCACTTCTTGCCTTATATTAGATAAATGACAGTAATTTCTCAAAAAAAACTCGTTTTTATTTTGTGCTTTTAAAATAAATTTCTTCCTTTGCATTGTTGTTATAAATATTAAATGTTTTTGTTATGGCTAGATATATATCATCTGTTGTGGTTACTCTTTCTCCTAAACGAGAGTGTTCGTCTGCGCCTCTTGTGTCTAAGGTTCTTGAATTGGACTATGTTACAGGTTCTACAATTCCTCATGCTGTTCTTTCTGTTAATAAGAACCCCCTGATTAAACCTTATTTCTCTAAATATGATATTGTTGGTTTTACATTTAAATATTCCGAGTTATGAAAATTACACCTCAACAATGGATTGAAATCGTTAAATTGATTTCTACTTTTATTATTGGTATTATTACCGCTCTTGCTGTACAATCTTGCACTGCGTCTATGTCTATTTCTAAGTACAATAGCAATAGCTCTCAGTCAACCGAACAATCTCCTACTACCTCTGTGGATTCGACTAAAATAAATATTAATTATTAATTTTACAATTACAATTATGAAAGAGAATAATTTTTTGTTGGTATCTGTTAAGTCTAAAACGTCTCCGGCTCAAAATCAAGGCCAAGTGTATGTTGTTTCAAAGGAAGATATTTCTTCTTTTGTGAAAAAAGTTCTTGATGAAGACACTATTTTGTTGATTGACTCTGTCGAAACTTTTGTTTCTAAACCTCTTTCTGTTGACGAGATGTTATGATAAATCAAGAAGTCATAGATAAGTATCTTCTTTCTGAATGTCTTCATCCTGTCAAGGTATTTAATAAGTACACAAATGATGTTATATATGCTCCTTGTGGACATTGTTATTCGTGTCTTAAAAATAAGTCGAATCGTGATACCGCATTAGCTATGAATATTGCTTCAAATTTCAAATATTGTTATTTTGTTTGGCTTTCTTATGAAGATTGTTATCTTCCTTATATGGAACTAAAAACTGTCGATTCTTTGGATGATACTCGCTCTAATTACTTTTTTTCATCCATTAATAGAAGCCTGCGTATTTCTGTTTCTAATGGTAAAGATAGGATTATAGAAGACTCTCCGTTTGAATTTACTCATTCTATGACTTCTTCTGAATATCAGGATATTGTTGTTAAGAGTCATGGACGGTATGACTTCCTTCGTAAATGTGTTGTATATCCACGCTTTGAAGATTGTGATAATCGTATTCCTTATTGCAATGTTTCTGATTGTCAGAAGTTTTTAAAACGTTTAAGATTTCATTCAAAAGATAAATATAATGAAGAAATACGTTTTTACGGTGTATCAGAATATGGTCCTCGGACATATCGTCCGCATTGGCATTTGTTATTATTCTTTAACTCGGACGAGCTCACCTCGGTTATACAGCAACTTGTATCTGAGAGTTGGTCCTACGGTCGTACAACTTGTGAATTATCGAGAGGAGGCTCTGCTTCCTACGTTGCGTCGTATGTTAATAGTAATGTATGCTTACCTTCATTATACCTCCAGCATAAGGAGATTAGGGCGCGTTCCCTCCACTCTAAAGGATATGGAAACAATCATGTCTTTCCCACTCAAGCCTCGATACACGAGCTTGACAAAATGTCCTCTATCCTCCTTAATGGAGAGAGCATCTCTGTTAATGGTAAAGCTAAGCAAATCTACCCTTCACGGACGTATAAACATACCGTATTCCCGAGATTCTCGAATCTTGTTTGCGAATCTCCACATAGCAGTGCTTACTTATTTTCAGCAGCGTTTTTTTCACCCGAGCGGCTCATTCGTTTCGGATATTTGGACATAACTTATGATAAATCTGTTTCTCCTGTATCTGAACTTGCTCATGCGTATACTAATTTTTTCTTAGACCGTGAAGATAAAGGATTTGTTCATTCTGATGATGAGCTTATCGTTGCTACTGTTCGTCTTGATGCTCCTAATCGTAAGTATTGGCATTGTCTTACTTATGATCAAATTTATAGTAAGTTTTACAGACTCTTCAATATGGTTATTCGTTCTGCTAGGTTTTGGAATCTGTTTGGATATGTAGATGTTTATCGTCGAGGTCCTATTTACGATCTTATGGAAGCGTCTGATAATTATTGGAATGAATTTGCTAGGCGTCAACTTCATGATTATTATGAATTTCTTGAAAATTGTAGTGACGAGCAACGCTCCTTTTTATTTTCTCGGTCTGTTTATAATGAAGTAAAGAACTCTACTAAAGAGGTTAAAAAGACATATTCTTATGATTATGAATTGAGTGATAAATTCCTTAGCGAGTTAGCCGCCACTAATCGGAAGGCGTGCGTGGATAAGGTTAAACATAAGGAATTTAATGATCTCAGTGGTTTATTGTTAAATACTTAATTTTTTTATTATGGCTCATTTTACCGGTCTTAAGGAGTTGCAGAATAGGCCCCACAAATCAGGTCATGATGTCTCTGCCAAGAATTGTTTTACAGCTAAGGTTGGAGAGTTGCTTCCCGTGTGGACTGATTTTGCAATTCCTAATTCTACTTACAGGTTCAACCTTGAGTATTTTACTCGTACTCGTCCTGTACAAACTTCTGCGTATACTCGTATTCGTGAGTATTTCGATTTCTTTGCGGTTCCCTGTAACCTTATTTGGAAATCATTTGATTCTGCCGTTATTCAAATGGGAGAAAAAGCTCCTATTCAGTCTAAGGATTTATTAACTAATCTTACTGTTAAAGGTGATTTACCTTATTGTACCCTTAATGATTTAGGAGTTTCTTTGTATTCTGCATCAGGAAATCCTTCCGGATTAGGAAGTAAAGTATCTGTTGTTTCCGGATTTGGTAATATTTTTGGTTATAATCGCGGTGATGTTAACCATAAATTGTTATCAATGTTGGATTATGGAAACGTTGTCGATAAATCTACCGATAAGGTTGGTACTTCTGCTAATCGTTGGTGGAATGGATCTTCTTCTCTTTCTGCTAATAGTTTAAAAGTTTATTCTCAGAAATACAATGTCAATTTGGCTGTCGAATTGATGACCCTTGCTAGCTATCAAAAGATTTATCAAGATTTCTTCCGTTGGTCTCAGTGGGAAAATGCAGACCCTACCTCTTATAATTTTGATTGGTATCAAGGTAGTGGTAATATTTTTGGTACTGGTATTTCCAATGTTATTCCTCCCTCTAGTGATTATTGGAAGCGAGATAATTTATTTTCTCTTCGCTATGCTAACTGGAATAAAGATAAATTTATGGGAATTCTTCCGAATTCTCAATTTGGAGATCTTGCAGTAGTAGACCTTGGTACTATTGCTACTAATGGTTCTAAGATTCCAGTAGGTGCTTATGACCTTGCGAAAAAGAGTGTACACGCATGGGAAATCTGATCAAAGACCTCCTCGTTCTGGCGGCGTCTGATTCAA